GTACGAGTATGAAACCGTAAAGATAAAGTACACTCCAAAGGAACGTACCTACAACCCCGACTTCTACTTAAAAGACTACGACATCTTAATAGAAACTAAGGGACGTTTTACAGAAGCTGACAGAGCAAAACATAAGCGTATCAAGGAACAACATCCTGATCTTGACATTCGATTTATTTTTCAAAACTGTAAAAATAAACTTTACACAGGATCAAAAACAACGTATGCTGGTTGGTGTGACAAACACGGATTCAAATACGCAGAAGGGGAAGTGCCAAGAGCATGGATGAAGACCGAATAAATGAGATACTTCAAGAAGAAAAGAAACTATTAAAAGATAATAGGGTCTATCTTGTTCTTGAGCTTAACAAAGAAGATACTGAAACGTTCTCTATGTTCTGTCTTGACACAACTGCTAACGATCCAAAAACAGAACCCAACATATGTCAAGTAATAGGAAGAGGTCTTACAGACATTATAAGCAACGATGTAGAAAGTTTACTAGACTTAGGGTATCAGGCTCTTGAAAGAGACGATAGAAAGGTAGGCGGTAACGTTGTATCACTAGATAGCTACAGACCTGAAGAAGACCAAGGTGAAGAAGATGAGTAACGATGTAGTAAAAAAATCTTTAGGAAAAGCTTTTGTATCCGTAAAACTGGAACCTAAAGAACACGAGAACAAAAAAAAGGAAGAAGATGTAGTAAATAGTCCAGCACACTATAACATGCTTGACATAGAAGCTATAGACCTGATAGAAATGTCTATGACTTCAGATGAGTTTCAAGGCTACCTCAAAGGAAACGCCATGAAATACATAATTCGCTACAAGCACAAAGGAAAACCAAAACAAGACATAGCCAAAGGGCTGTGGTACTTAAAAAGATTAGAGGAAAAGATTGATGAGTGAGTTACCGACAGATTACCAAAAGTTTATACACAAGAGCCGCTATGCTCGTTGGGTTGATGAAGAAAATCGTAGAGAGACATGGCCTGAGACTGTTTCAAGGTTCTTTAACTTCATGGTCGATCACGTAAAGTACACGACAGACGTAGACCTGTCCAAAGATGATACTATCAAGCAGGTCAAGTTAGCAATTTTACAGCTACAGGTTATGCCTTCTATGCGCTCTCTTATGACTGCAGGGCCAGCTCTAAAAAGAGAGAACATTGCAGGGTACAACTGTTCGTACATACCTATAGACAGTCCTAAAGCTTTTGATGAAGTACTGTATATTCTTATGAACGGTACAGGAGTAGGATTCTCTGTAGAGCGACAGTATATTAACAGCCTTCCTACTATACCTGATCAACCGTTTGAAGACACAGAAGACGTTATAAGTGTTGCTGATTCTAAGGAAGGCTGGGCAAGAAGTTTTAAAGATCTTATTGGATTCTTGTACAGTAACAGAGTACCTAAACTAGACTTCTCCAAGGTAAGACCTGCAGGAGAACGTTTAAAGACCTTTGGTGGTCGCGCTTCTGGACCTGAACCACTACAGGACTTGTTTGAGTTCGCGATAGGAATGTTTAAAAATGCACATGGAAGAAAACTTACGTCTATTGAGTGTCATGATCTCGTATGTAAAACAGGCGAAGTGGTGGTTGTTGGAGGCGTTAGGCGTTCTGCTCTTCTTTCTCTTAGTAATCTTACTGATGATCGTATGCGTTCTGCTAAATCTGGTGATTGGTGGCATATGTATCCTCATAGAGCATTATCAAACAATTCAGTTGCGTATACAGAAACTCCTGATCCGTCTTCTTTCATGAAGGAATGGCTTTCGTTGTACGAGAGTAAATCTGGAGAGCGTGGAATATTTAACAGAGTAGCCGCTACTAACAAGGCAACAAGCAATGGCCGAAGAGAAGAACATGGTGACTTTGGAACTAATCCTTGTAGTGAGATTATTCTACGTCCTAATCAATTCTGCAATCTGTCTGAAGTTGTATGCAGAGCAGATGATACTGTTAAGACACTACAGAGAAAAGCAGAGCTTGCTTCTATACTTGGTACATTACAAGCAACACTCACAGACTTTAAATATCTTAGAACACGCTGGCGTAGTAACACCGAAGAGGAACGGTTACTTGGCGTGTCCTTGACAGGAATTATGGATTGCACAATACTACATAGATCCGATTCCGAGAAGACGCTAAAACTGTTAAAAGATACAGTGATAGCTACTAACAAGAAGTGGTCAAAAACTCTTGGCATTCCTCAGTCAACAGCTACAACTTGTGTTAAACCCTCTGGTACGGTCAGCCAACTCACCGACTCTGCCAGTGGCATTCATGCTCGACACGCTCCGTACTATGTAAGAACTGTGCGTGGGGATGTTAAAGATTCGTTAACTCAATTCTTGATGAATCAAAACATTCCAAGTGAACCTGATTTTAACAGTCCTAGCAATACGGTGGTTTTTTCCTTTCCTTTCAAATCACCTGATGCTGCAATCTGTCGGACTGACATGACGGCTCTGGAGCAACTACACGTATGGAAGCGGTTTAGCGACCATTGGTGTGAGCATAAACCTTCTGTAACGGTAAGCGTTAAAGAGCATGAATGGATTAAGGTGGGAAGCTGGTGCTACGATAACTTCGACAGTTTAAGTGGCATCAGTTTTCTTCCCTTTTCTGATCACAGCTACAGACAAGCACCGTATCAGGATAGCACAAAAGAAGAGTACAAGAAACTGTGTGCTGATATGCCTTCGTCTATTGATTGGAAAGAGTTTGATAACTATGAAAAAGAGGATAACACAAAGGCTTCTCAAGAACTAGCTTGCAGTGCAGGAGTCTGTGAAGTAGTAGACATATGAGTGATTTAAAAGTGATAAAACTATCTGGTGTAGACGTAGAACTAAAAAAAGACGGTAGTGTTGAACTGGTTTACAGTCACATTACCGCCGATGAATTTAAGAAAACAATGGATTCTAAGTTACCTGAGTACGAGAATACAGAGATTCTTTATGGATTTATAAAACGTTTAAAGAACTTAACAGATGTCTACAGAGAAGAAGTCAACAAGTTACTTTAACTTCTTCATGTTATTTCTTTGAATACCTTTAGACTTTTCAAAACTACGCATTCCACCAAGACCTAGTAGCGACATAGTAAGAGTCATGAGACCTTCTGTTTCAATGATAGGTAGTATTACATCTACACCTGATACAGCCATTGCCCACACAGCTACAGGTTGAAACACAAACTGCCATCCCAGCCCAAAAGCACATATCCACATAATCGCAGGTCTAGCACCACTTACAAAGATACTGGGGTGAGCCGCTTGTATCTTGTTTGTTTCTATCTGTGCAAGGTTAGCGCTGTTAAAGGCTGTTGTTAGCTCTCTTTCCATTGCTAACTTGGCTTTTTGTGCAGCATTCTTGTCTGGTATAACACGATCCAGTATAGTAGATGCTACTGGTAACAGTGCGCTGAGTATTCCTATCATTGGTTTATTCCGTGCTTTTGTTAATATATGTCTTCTGCAGTTACGTTGGCATTTCTTTCTGTGCTGTTTTTATCACGTTTAGGAGGTTCTGAATAACTATCATCTGTTCTTATAAAACTTGCTTTTTTATTTAAGTATTCTGCTACACCGTTTGTAAATCCTTCAAGAAGTTGTTTATCACTTATCTCATCATCATACAGCATTGAAGCATAGCCAGCGTTATCTTCATTGTAATACACAAGTTTACCCCCTGTCATTCTTACTATATGTTTTCTTATTTGTTCAGACTGTTCTTTGGTTATTTTTTGTCCTTCTAAAAAATCTGATAAGTTTCTAGCAAAAGTAGGATCAGTAAAAATAGATGCAAGAATTCTAGCTTTTGAAGCTTGATGTTCTCTAATAAGTTGTTCAGAAGCAAGATATCTCCAGCTAACAACTCCTCTCATTCCTGCGTAAATACGAGACAAAGCAGCAGGAGCAGTTAGTTTGTAATTAAGACTACCTAACTTAGCCATTGCAACTTGCACATCTGGACCTTGTGCTTTCATAACAATCGCAGCTCTAAATAAAGAATTTAAGTTGTCTTCTATTTTATTTTTACCTACGTATTGAAACACTCTATCGAATAACGGAGAAAGTTCAACCATAGATTCTCCAAACTGCTTTATATCAATGTCTGAAGATAGTCCAAAAAACGTGTCATTGACTTCCTGTTTATACATACGTTCTGCTTTAGCACTACCACTTCTAGATATTTTAGGGTCGTATTCTACACTCTTACCAAAAGCACTTTGTCTTATATTAGTTACTTTAATAGATCTTTCACTTGCTTCAGTTACCATCAACTTTATAAGACTTTCTAAATTGTCTTTTTGAGATTGAGTAACATCTTTTGCAGCCGTTCCAGGTTTTATTCCAAACACTGTTTCTAGCACAGTATCTATACGAGTGCCTTGTATCTCACGTATGTGTTGAGGATTAAGTTGTTCAACAGCTTCTTTAAACTGTTTACTACTTAGGTCTATATCTGGATGAGCTTTAATTAAATCCTCTATATTTTTTCTTTTATCAAGAGTGTTTACTATCTTTAACATTTCTTGTTGATCTGCTTCTATACCTGAAAAGTTTTTTGTACTGTCTATATCTATTTTAGGTTTAGATGCAATGTTAATTCTGTTCGCTAGAAAAAAATCATATACTTTTCCAAGATCCTTTACATTTTCAAGATCTCCTAAAATGCTTTTTTTCTGTGCATCTTCTACTTGTTTTATTGTTGTACTTACTCTTGATAAAAAGCTTTCTGATACTTTATCAAAATCTTTTAAAAGATCTTTATGTATACGAGTTTCTTCTTTACGGTTTACAAACTTTTTTACAACATTATATGTTTGTTTAGAAACGTAACCTGCTTTATTAAGTTGTGTTATGTTATCAAAATGTTTTAGGACAAACTGGTGGTTTTCTACAAGATTAAAAGCTATTTGATCATCAAGATGATTTTGTATTTCTTCTTTAACATTTTTATTTACGTTTTGTTTAACTCCCCTAATGTCTTTAAAAGAACTGGACATTTTATCAAGAATAGGAATTAATTCTTCAGAAGGTTTGCTAAGAAAAGTGTTGAATAACTCAAAAGAACTTTTTGTGTGTTTACCATCACCATGCGGTGTCGTTAAAAAATCCATAATTTTATTATCGTAACTTCCTTTTAAAAGAACATGTAAATCAGAAGCTATTTTGCCTTCTTTCACACCATTTTCAATTAAAATCTGGTCTATAGATTGCTTAGAAGGTATTAAATTTACTCCTTTTTCTGTAGCTATGTTTTTATGCACATAAGTACTCAAAGAACTTTGTAGTGAAATAAGATCTTTAATGGGCATAACAGACGGTATTCGTGCATCTAACAACGTTTTACTATTTACCATACCTATTTCTGGACTGTCATTGCTTTTTAGTAAAGACAATAATCTTCTTAAATATATTTCTTTAGCTAAAGGTAAATTATTAGGCAGTATATCTGCAGCGTAGTCATCAATTTCTTGAAGAGTCCTAGCTAAATCTACACCTCCTACGTCATCTGTTGCATACCCTATGTCTTTAGTTACTTCTCCTAATTTAAATTTTGTTTCTGGAAGAGCTACGTTTAAATTTCCTTTGGACTGTTCTTGAGCTAACATCTTCATTCTTGCTTCTAATGCAGGAAACTCTTCTTTTTGTAAAGATTTCCATTTACTGTAAGATGCTATACTTCCAACAAAATCTTGAGAACTTTGTATTCCTCCATACTCTTTCCAACCTTGGATAATAGTTTCTAAATTCATACCTGAATCTGAACTCGTTGATATATTAATTTTTCTAAATTTATTGCTTTTTTCTAATTGTTGTATAAAAACAGTAGAAGAAGTATTTTCTTGAAGTTTTAAGGCTGTTTCAGAAGTAGGATTATTTTTAACTTCATCATAAGCATCGTTTTTAGTTTTGTTTAATTTATCTCTTCCTTGAATTAAAATGGATCTAAAAGAGTCAGCGTGATTCTGTTTACTAACTACTCTTTCTTGCTCATTTTTTCCAAATTTTGCAGTAATACCTAATCCGTTTCCATCTCCTTTGGCTTGATGTTGAATCTCGCTCAGTAACACTTGATCATCTATATCCAAAGCTGTTTTTGTGTCCCCTGCAAACTTCGTAGCATAGTTACGTAAATGTTCTTTTTGTTTATTTACTCCATTAGTAACTTGTTTAACGTTTTCAAAAAACGTTTGAAATTGAGTTTGAAGTTGTGGATATGTACCAGTAAGTTCTGTCATAGCTTCTTTTACAAAGTTTAAATTAGAATCTACTTGTTTTGTTTGCGTAAGAAGCATGTTATAAATTGCACCTGATTCAAAAGCACTCGCTATTTTAGATCCTCCAAATAATTTAGCTCTGTATCCAACATCTGAAATTGATTTTGTCATCATACCCGCCATGTTTTGATTTATAATGGCAAGGTTTATTTGTTCTATAGCAAAGTTGAACAACTCAAAACCATTTTCTGCTTTCATTTCAGCTAATTTTGAATAAAGTTTATTAGATTCCAAGTATAAATCTTTTATCTTTTTTAAATCAGAAGGATCTAATTGATCTTCCATTAAAGCTGCAAACCGTGCTAAAGCTCTTACGTTTTGATCTCTTAAAGCAAGTGCAGCAGAAAGTTCAGTTTGTGGAACTTTTTCACCTGCTGCGTTTACACGATATATGATTTCACCCGTTGTGTCTTTTAAAGGTTTGATGTTGTCAAGACCGCCTATATCTATTCCGCTTTCGGGTTTACCTTTTCTTTCAAATATTTTTCTAGGAAGTAACGCTCTATAAAAAGGTATACCTGCAGAAGCAGCTACTATTCTTTGAACAAAAGCTCCATCAAAAAATTCATCGCTGTCTACTAAAGATCTTACTACGTCTTCTCCACTTTTAGTTGATCCTTGTGCAGCTTCTCTACCTTTATGAAAAAGAACAGCACCTGCCATAAGAATAGCAGGGAAACCGAGATTCATATCTCTATCTGTTCCTGGAACTTTACCAAGCATTCCCATAACAGGAATATTTGCAAAAGGTTTTTTTGTTTGAGCAAAACTAGATACCGCACCTACTATTTTCTCAACAGCAGTAGCTGTAGCTGAAGGTGTTACAAAAGCTCCAAGAAATCCTCCAAGAAATTTATAATTTTCTAATCCTGTTCCTTTTAACATCTCTTCAGTAGCTGCAACTGCAACACCTACACCCATTGCAACTTCAGTGTATTGTATTTGAGCGTAGTTCTTTTTAAAAGCTACAGGATCATGAGGAAATTTTTTAATAAGTACTTTATCTTGATAAATTGGAAGATTGTTTACTGGATCACGACCTATATAATTTTTAGTACTTAACGTTACAACTTCATCTTTTTGAGGAATAGTAATTCTATATTTGCTCCATCCTGTTCCACCAGTTCTTTCAAATTTTAAACGATGACTACTTCCAATTTTAATGTTATTTATTAAATCTTCAGACAGTTGAGATAGTTTTCCGTTTATTCTAGCTTCAATTTTTAAAATGTTAAGCGAAGCGTTTGGAGTTGCTGTTCCTCCTAGTGCTGCTATTTTTTGACCACCTACAGCTACAGCTAATTTTGTACGATCAGGGGCTAGTTTTTCTTGTAAAACAACTTGTTCTCTAACTGTAGATACCTCCTTAGTAGGCGTAGATCTATTAGCATTTATAACTATAGTTTTCTGTACACTATCAGCACTTTTTATATTACTACCGACCTTTTTAAGAATATTTTTAGATCCAACAAAAGCTCCTACAACTTCTTGACCAACAGTTTTACCAACTTGAACAACTGATTTAATAAGTGGTGCTGGGCCTAGTGAAACTAAAAATTCAGGAATATACATAGCTGCATTTTCAGCTACATTTTTATCGTTAATGTCTAAATTCTTTTGCATGTAACGTGTAAGATCTTTAAGATGTATGTTTGCTTCACCAAGAGCATTATTACCAAACCACGTTTTATCGTAATCTACCCAACCTTCTCCAAAACCAAAAGAATTAGCGGCAGCTCTTCCTACATTTTCTAAAGTTCCAGCAGTGTATGTTAATGCTGCATCTCCCAACCACATAAATCCTGCTACACCCCTGACAAGACCGTGTGCAGGAATACCTACTGTTCTTTCTGCTCCATAGTAAGGTCTGTTTTCAAGATACTTTAAAGCTTTTTTAGGACTAAAGTACTCTGCTGTTGCATCCATTGCTTCATCAATAAACGAAGGTTCTCCTTCTGTAAATTGATCTACTTCTTTTGAAGACAGTTCTATACTATTATTATCACTGGTTTCAAGATTTGCAAAAGGTACGCTTGGGCCTTTATCAGATTGTCTAGGAGATGTCATAAACTTTAGTTCATCCGCAGATAACTCTATTCGACTTCTTTCAGAAGGATCAACAGAAACACTAGAATCTTTTAAGGCTCCTGATGAAAAATCTTTTACATCTTTGTATTCTTCTGCAAATAACTCTTTTGTAGCTTTATTTTCTAAATTAGGAAACGAAATTGTAACGTCATCCATATTAGAAGACTGTTTATTCTTTTGCTTATGATTGTTTAAAACGGTAAGACTTCCCATTATTAAGTACCTTTTGTTATCATGTGGTCAAACATATCTTCAAGAGCATTCATTACAATTCTAGATTCTTCAGAAGTTGCACTTTTCTTTATTGCTTTGTTAAAAAGATCACCTAAATTTCTTGATTTAGAAAGATCATTAAACATTGTTACATTGTTTGCAGGAATACCCTCAGAACTCATCATATTTTCAGTATTCATGTTGTATGGGCCTGACATAAGTCCTGAAAGTAAAGCTTTTCTTATAGATTTTTGTTGATCTGGATTATAAGAGTTAAATTTCTTTGGTTCTAAATTATTAACTTTAAGAACTTCAACTAAATTTGTTTTAGACTTACTTGTTATTTTATTGTAAATACCTGTACCCTTTCTGGATTCAGCAAGACTTGCAGCTTTTCTTAAAGTTATAAAAGAAGGTAATCCTCTGCGTCTAAAAGCAGGAGAAGTAAGGTTAGCAGTTATTCTATCTTCTGCTTCAAACATTCTTTGTTTTCTTATTTCTTCTGCATTTCTTTCGTGATTAACAAGCATATCTGTAAACTTAGTATCACCTTGAGGACCGTAGCCTATGCCATCTTTTAAAGCTTCTGCTCTTCTTTTTATACCACTCAAAGTAGCTTCAAGTTGAATTAAAGCACCTTTAGCTAAATGACCGCCAACACCGCCAGACCAAAGAGCGTTGTATATGTTTTGAAAATCTTCGTTTGATATGGCTCTTCCACCAGACTCGCCTTGAACTAAACCTGCGTAGTAATATGTCATAGAAGTTCTAAGCATTAACATCTCACCTCTAGCTATTGCTTGCGCTCTACCTATTGAAGTAAGACTTTCATCTGCTAAAGTTCTTTGAACTGCTTTTTGTTCTTTGTCAATAAGACCTTGTAAATCGTTTAAATGTCTTCCAACTTTAGTATCCCAACCTTTTTTATTTTCATTGTTAGGTACTTTGTTAATGTCAGCAAGACTCATAGCTCCAATATCTTTAGTAAATAGTTTAACCGAGTTACTTAAATTAGATGAACTTAAAGCGTTTGAAATATAGTTTTTAAGTCCAACTAAGTTGTTTACAGTTTGCAGAGTTCTGTCTACAGCACCAAATAAGTTTGCATCATAAGTTCCTGAATCAGCTATTTTCATTAACTGAGTATATGTTGCTTTGTCTTTTTTCTTTAATTCTTCTAATAAAAATGGAGATGAAGCATATTGCTGTATAACTTGTTTCATACCTACGTTTGTTATTTCACCATTTTGGTACGCTTGAAGTAAATTTATTGTACTTCTAGCTTTTTTATAATCTGTAAGCATAGGCGTAAGTTTGTCTATTTTAAGTAAAGATGAATCATTAGCTTTTTGTGATGCTCGTTCATTATCAGTAAGATCTTTTCCTCTTCTTCTTGTAACAGGTATAGATATCCCAGCAGCTTGTCTTGCACCGTCTACAACTACAGTTTTAGGCGTAGCTTTAAAAGAATCTACTACTACATTTTTTCTATGACCTAATATTATATCAATTAATTCATTTTCTGTTTTTTCTTTGTAAGCATCTTGTTCTTTATATACTTGCACAGTTCGTAGTAGGTTTTCTTTACTGTCTGTTCGTGCGTAAGTTCTTAAACTGTCTGTTAATGGCTTGTATTTAAGTTGTATGTTTTTAAGAAGTTCATCTTGCGTAAAACCTTGATTTTTTGGATTACTAGAAAATTGTTTAAATTCTGGAGTCTGAAAAACTCCTTCTGGATTACGCGCAGCCATTTGCCAAAGAACAGTACCAGCTAAAAAAGATTTTTCAGTGTCTGTATTAGCAGCAACAGGACTACGTAAAACTTCTCCGTTGTCAGAGCTTACAATATCAGGAGTAACATCATTACTAGTATCGCCATTTCCAGACATTTGTTTTTTAAGTTCTTGTAATCTAGCTCTATCAACTTTAAAGAAAGTAATGTTTTCATTTGAAGGTTGCTCAGAATTGTCGCCAGATTTTCTTTCAGGATTAAACTTTGCAGTTATAGGAACAGTTGCTGAATTTAGCTCTATTGCTCCTTCTTTTTGTGCTGCAGCTACAACTTTAGGAGATACGCCAAATTGTTTTTGTATTTTTTGTATTTGAGAATCTTTATTTACAAGATGTGGAAAATTTCTAGAAAGATGTTTAAATTGTGCCTGATCAATACTTATTTGAGTACTTCCTTCAAGAAACGTATCCGTACCCTTCTTACCAAAATTTTCAAATTTATTAAGTATATGTTTTGGAGTAGCCTTTAATATTTGAGCATATAAAGATGATGGACTGTTTGAACTTCCTTTTACATATTCTTTTTCTAAGTAATTATTCCAAAGTTGCACATCAGCTACTGCTCTTAAACTTAGGTTTTTTGCAGCATCTGGGCCTAAGTGAGAATACTTTCGGAATCTTGAAGGCAGGTGAGTAATAGTTTTACCTTGTGGGCTTAGAATTGAAATTATATCAGTTTTATCTACATTAGCATAGCTAGTTCGAGCTTCTGATACTTCTTTTACACTCTTTTGTCTATTAGTTAATATATGTTTATTTATATATTTCTTTTTAATATCATCAGAATTTTCACCGTTAAAAGCTTTATCTTTCGAGATGATACTCTTTAGATCCGCAGCAGAAAGTTCTTCTGGATTTAAAGTTCCATCTTGCACTGATGTTATATTTTTTAAAATAAAGGCGCTATAAGCAGCAGTACTTCGATCAGGAAAGAATTGTGGAGAGCCATCTAAACCTACTTTTTGGTCGAACAAACCTGAACTTTTAAGTCTGGCAATAGTGTCTTCAGGATAAGCTTGAAAGTTAACAGGATTTTTAGGGTTAGCTTTTGAACCTGTTAGCTCTACTATTGCTTTAAAAAAATTAGTATCTTGTTTTGTCTTTTTAGTAGCTAATATCTTTTCTTTAGCTGATGCAATAGTGTCAGCGTGGGCTGACTTTTTAAACTCAAACTGCTCTCTTTGAAAATCCATAGCACTTTTCTGAGCTTCTTCTTGCCTGACTTGGTCTTCTCTCATTCTATAGCCTTTAGCCATAAAGCCTAAACTAACCATTTATACAGCCTCCCTATCTATGAAGCTTCCGTTACTTTCAACAGGAGCCTCCATCATTTCTTCGCCTTCTTGTTCTTGCTCTTCTTCTTCTTCTGAAAAGTCTATCATCGAAGCTAGTTCATTCTCTTGAAGAAATTCTTGATCTTCGTCCATAATTTTTTGATGCTTTGCAGGGTTAAGTTTACTCATTATATTTAGTTTGGCATCGTCAGACATAGCATCTTTAGGTAACTCGTTAACAACATTTATGTCTTCTATGCCTTCTTCTACACCCATATCCGTTATAAAAGATACTAGCGGTGGTTTGATTATTTCTGCAACGTCAGGTGAGAACACTCCTTCAGAAAACATTTTAAGCACGAGACTTGAAGCTATTGTTTCAGAAGATATACCTGCATCTAAAAGCTGTAATACGTTTTCTTTTGCTTTGTCTTCTTGTAATGATTGCACAACATTATCCATAGCTTCTTTAGGAGAAACAATAGAAGCGGGTCTTTCGTAAGGATTCTTTCCAGGTTCGTCAGTAAGAGATTGCCCAGGAATTGCTCTTGCTAAAGTATCTAAATTTGTTTGAGTAGTTCTTGTAACCATAGTGTTAAGCCTCTTTTTCTTCTGGTAAGCTCGACTCTAAATTAAGAGCAATACGATGATTTCCGTTGTTTCTTAGTTGTTGTATTAAAGCTTGTCGTGTATTTGGAGTATCTGCATTACGGTACATAGCTATTAACTCTTCAGTATACTTACTACGTTCTTGTTGTTTTGGTTCTAAATTAGTCTTTACTCCAGAGCGTCCTTCAGCAGCATCAGCTATCGCTTTTTTAAGAAAACCTTTTGATGTTTTATCCGAAGCTTCTATTGCCTGTGCGTAGGCTGCTCCAGCACTTCCTGAAGATCCTGAAGATCCTTTACTATCTCCACCACCACCTAATAAACTACTACCTATACTAAAAAGTGTTTCAAACATACTCATTATAATTTTACCTTTATCCTATTAAAGTTTTAGCAAGTGATCCAGAAACAGCTCTAAAAGTATCAGACAATAAAGATCCTAAAAATATACTTAATTCTTTTTCTTCTTCTGCATCTATCTGTGCTTCAAACATTTCTTCTGCAAACTGATTAGATAACACAGTCAGTGCAAGCTGTTGATCTCTAGCGGCATTGTTTTCTGTTGCTGTAAAAGCAAAAGATGCTTCATCCCTATATTGTTGCCAAAGGGCATTAAGACTTGCATTTGAAATGCCTAGTATTGCTGCAGAGTTAACCTTGTTAGCAGCATTAGCTTCTGCTGTGTTAGCTGTATTTATAGTCCTACGCCACAACGCATTAGATTGATCTATTTGTACAGACATGTTTGCGTTGAACTTATCACGCTCATCATTCATTTTTGCGTTGTACTTTTGTATAGAGTTAGCTTGATCTACATCAAATTGATCCATAGCATCTTGTCTGTTAGCATTAGCTGTTGCAGTTTGAACACCCAGTTGATCATAAAACTTATTTACATCGTTTGCAGTCTTTGCATTTATTTGAATTTTTGCATTGTTAGCGGCACTGTCTGTAAATAAAGCTTGTTTATTTGCTTCATAATTTATGGTGTTTACTTGTTGCTCGTAATCAGCATTCTTAAAATCCATTTGTAAGAATGAAGTAGCGTTTAATTGAGCAGCTTTCATTCTGTTGTCTAGGTTTTGTTTATCAAGAGAGGCAATGGTAGCAGCATTTGATAAAGCTGTTTGCTGTTGGTTATTTAAATTTTGAAGCTGTATTGCAGCATACTTATTAGCGTCTTGTATTGCAATAGGTAATGCACTTTCAGAGATAGCCTGTACCATTGCTGCTGCTGCAACACTAGAAGCTCCAAGACCTCTAGAGTTCATTATGTCTTGTACTTTTCTTACATTTTTAGAAGCCCAACCTGGAAGCGGTTTTCCTTCTTCTAATGATTCGTACAATGATTCAAGTTGAAACTGTGTAGTAGCTTGTAATGCTAGTTCTTGAGTCCTAGCTTCTAAAAGAGTTCCTTCGTGTAGTAACTCATCTTTGGTACGTTCGTCAACAATAGTTGCAGGGTCAATAACAGCACCAGTACTTAATGAGATATTTGCACCTTGAACGTTTGTAGGCATGTTATCTAGATTTCTAGAAATGCTTTCAATGTCTACTGCAGATGTAACACCTGTTGGAGCTATAACATTAGTTGATCTTTGTGTAGTTGTTCCTGCTACATTAAGACTAGGTGCTAAACCATAGTCGGTAGATGCAATAGTTTCACTATCTTGAACAGCTTGTGCTTGAGGAGCATATGTTGCTTCTCCAAGATCAACAACTCCTGCAGCTTGAGTACCCATTTTATCAATAACAGGACTAAATGCTTCGTCAAGAGATAAATCTCTAGTTGCTTCTGGTACTATTTCTGGTACTGCTTCTGTTACAATCTCTTCATCTGCCATTCTAGTTCACCTTATTGCTACGCACTTGAGTCATTCTCTGTAGTAAGTTCTACAGCTTTTGCTATGTAAAAATATTTTAAGTTGTTGTCAACATCCACATCTTCATTGAAAATTATTTTCCAAATTTCTATTCCGTAATCTTTAGATACATTACCAGCAAAGACTTTCTCTATTTGCTTGGCTAAGACGGGTACGTTGAATACAGCACATTCCTCATAAAACAATAAAGCTCTGTAGAGTTTGTTACCTAATTCTGCACTTTGTTTGTAGGCTTTGTATAAATTGATGTGGGATTCTAAAGTTTTACACACTTCAGTTATTGATATAACTTCGCCTTCTAGATGCGTTTCCTCTGTTGTTTTACACGAGGTAACAATCAAAGTCAAGAAGATAATTGCAGTAATTAAATATATTTTTTTAAACATTATGTTTCAATAACTGGAGGGTGTCTTCCGTTATGAATGTGTTTCAATTCATCTGTATCACGGCGTAAAGCATTAACACGATGTTGTAATGCTTCAAGCTCTCTTGATCTTGCAGCCATTTCTGTCGGACTAAGCATTGATCCTAGTACACTTACTTGATGTTGCATTACAGCGTCACCTGATTCTGTTGCATCTAACCTAGTATTCAAAGAAGCTAACTCTTTTGTTACTCCTTTTAGATCTTCTTGTATTCTTGAGACAGTTGATTTTATAACAGCCCATGTTCCAGCTAAACCACAAAGTACTGTGGCAAAGGTGAGCATTTCTCTTGCACCTAACTCCATATTATTTTCTAGCCCACCATATATAAGCACCTACTCCTGCTATAACTACAACTAAAAATACAAATCCTGCGACTGTTTCTAGTGTTTTGTACAACTTTTCGTTTGCTTCTTGTTTTTTTACTGTTTCTTTGTTTAATGTTTTCTTGTGTTTTTCTATTCTTGCTCTTCTTTCTTCAAGAATTTCATCCCACGTATCAGGGCCAAATCTTCTGTTGATCATTGATCGAACACGTTTTAATTGTTCTTCTGCTAGTTTCTCTTCTATTGTTTCTTTAGCGATAGCACCTAAAGAGAATTTATCTGCTGATGAACCTAACGTTTTACCTATGAATCTATCCCACTTACTAGCAAGAGGATGAGACTTTGTATGAACTTCTTTTGTTCCTGAAATGACAGAATCTATTTGATCAGCAATTTCTGATACATCTTGGCAGGTAGCAATTACACTTTTAATACCTTTAACTGCGCTGTTAACAAGAGCTAATCCTGCAAGAGTTTCTGCTACTACCATTGGGTTTAATCTTCGATTTCAACCCAGCCAGCACTATTGTCAGCTTGGTAAACATCTTCGTCCCAACGATACCTTTTGTCAGCACTGGCATCATCAGGCATTGCAATTGGCGGTTGCCAATCGTCGCTACTGTCTAACGCCCATGAAGCGTAAGGCTGTGGAGCAATGAACTTGTCTTTGGAGGAGTCGTAGGTGTAACCAACACCAGCGTACTGTTTTCGGATGTTGTTATTATATGAAGTCTTAACCCAATCATCTGCGTGAACTTTGTCTTTTAGCCAAGCAATACAAGCTGCTTCACCGTTATTAGTTTCCATATCGTTGTCCATTACTAAAACTTGAACAACAACATTGCTTGAGTTTACTTGAGCATAATGTGCCATTATTTTACTACCTTTAAATTTGGTTCCAGTATTTCTGGAGGTTGAGGGTTCATTTTCTGAGTGGTTCCTTTAGAGTATTTATCGCACTTGCCCCACTCCATCATGGAGGGGAAGACACTGATTATCTGACCTTGTATTGTTACAATTGGTACTGGTGGGTTTGCCACACATAAAACTTGGCCTTCCGTTTCAGCTTCTAACGAGTGACTACATTTACCACAACTTTTCTGCATTTTAATTCCTACTTTATTTAAATTTTGGCCCAAGAAACCAGACTACTAACGAATACCTATTTCCTTTTGTTATCTCTTCTACACAGTGTTGCATATAAGATGGAAATACAAGAACACTTCCCTTTGATTTTTCTTTTAATGCAGTTTCTTTATCACCATAAA